GACCATGAATCTTAAGTCGCGTACCTGCGTGGGGGCGCACGAGAATAAAGTCCCCTTCCCTACACCAAGGCCCTGACGGGAACCTTGCGGCGTCCTTATAGCAATCTGGCCCCATCTTTACGACAAAAAGAACCGTTGTGAGGAGTTCTTCGTGTTGAAGGGTTAGGTCAGATTTAATAATTCCGCTTTCGTACTGCTCTTCGATGTTGGGAATTCCACACAAAATGCGGTACCCAGAAGGGTCCGGTAACTGCTTGGCTTTTCGGTCATCTGTATCTGGCAGAACACTTACTTCACCTTCTTCTGTAGCGATGGCGAGTTCAGTCATCGTCTTTTTCCATCCTTTCTGCTGTTTCTATAAGAATATTGTTTGCGATTAGGAGTCCGCGATAGATCCCGCAAGCGTATTGATAGGCCCCGAAATCCTTCGCATTACCTAAAACCGTGTCCTGCTCTATTACTTTCATTTCCTCTCGTATCTTGTCTGAAAGATACTTAAGTATGTCATTACTCATTTACTGCCTTTCTCTGGTGGTTTGGAACCTTGCGCCCTTTGTTGAGCGATTTGTGAGCCAAGCCTTATACCCTCTAACTCCATCTTAGCGTTAAGGTCGGCTTTATCTTTTGCGGCTTTAGCACCGACTTGCATTCCTGCAATTTCTTTCTGTGCCTCAATCCGTTGTTTCTCAATCTCAAGTTGGTCTGCCTTTGCGGCGGCATCCAACTGATCTTTAGTGGTCTTACGTTGCAGTTCGGCTTGTTTGATAGCCAATTCTGCTTGTTGCATCTGCACAATCGGATCCTGTGCGACCTGTTGTGCTTGTTGCTGTGATGCCTCGGCTTGATTGCGGGCAAGAAGTTTTTGTGCTCCTGCCGCTGCCAAACGAGAAATCTGTACTTCCATATCTTCCGGCATGTCTTGGTCTGGCGCCGGGTAGGGCACACCAAGTTGTTCTTCTAACTGACGGCGATACTCGAAGGCCACGTGTTCTTGAATATGCGCAGCCATCGCACCCATCATTTGATTAGCCATTGGTGACTGACCAACCATCTTTGCAATCTTCGGATCTTGAATAGCAGCCATATGGACAACGATATGCGCCTCATGATCCTGATAAATAAACGCCTTGACTGGTTTGCCAGTAAGGATGTCCATGTTCTCGGACACTGGATCGCGTGGCTTCTCATCATCCTCCATCGGTACTAACTTATCAGCGTTCTTAATACCTAGCACATCAAGCATCTGCCGATGTAAATAGGGCAGGTCGTATAACTGGGGAGCCTGCTGGGCCAACTGCATCACTGCTTGGTATTGGACAACCTTCTGCGACATGGTTGCCGCATTGGGGTCACTTACAGGAATAACGTAGACCTGATCGTAGTCCGACTTCTTAGCCCGTGGTGGGCCTTCTACCGGCTCATACGAATAATCCTCCGGAGTGTAGTCGCGGATTATGGTCTTAAGGAGTTTGAACTCCTGCTTCATGCTGTAGTGAATCCGCGCTTGGACAGCGCTCATCACTTTTAACGTCCGCTCTAGAATCGCCAGCGTCGTACCAACAGGAGACTGGGCACTCATGTCGGATACCTTCAGATCCGCTGCACTAGCGAACCTACGACCTTCTTCAACGATGGTGCCCAGCAAGGAATATAATACCTGAGACGGCTCCTTGTAGGGAAGCGTCATGATATTGTCTTTAATCGTGCCAGAGGCTACGTCTACATCTCGGAATTCTGCCGGAGAGATCGGCGTGTCATCACCCTTAACCCGCAGACCTTTTGTTTTGAATCCTCCGGGGAGATTAGAGAGAGTACCCGCGTCAACAAGTTGGCGAATAATAGAAGTGCCAGACTTAGCAAAAGCGCCAATGAGATGAATGAGACCAAAAGCGTAGAAGCCAAATCCCGGGATGTATGAATAATGGACAAAATGATTGCGTTTTTGCTTAGTATCATCATCTGGGTTCCAATTCCGTCGGATTGCTAGGACTGTTTGTGTACCTTTTTCAATAGTGACAACGTAAGGCAGAGCAATACCCGTCGGCTCGCCGTCCTCGTCTTTATCCTCGTAGCCGGGAAGATCCATGTCCACATGCATCTCAAGGATCTTGTACCGATCATCGGATGAGGCACGGAAGCCCATCTTCTCAGCGATCTTCTTCTCAACCTCATCGAATGCTTCAACTGGATCACCAAGTTCTACATCACAATAAAAGCCTGCTACCTGTAGCCTGCGCAGTTCGTTTTCTGTCTTACGCATTACGTGCGTGACACGCTCCGCGTTCTCTAAATTAGAGGCGCCGTAAGGAACAACAACGTCTTCAGCAGGGACAAAGAGTGATACTTGACGCTCAAGATGGGGGTCGTAATAGACTTTCTTAAACGCATTACCAGCCAGACCTAAGCCCCACAACATCCGCTCGTGCTCAGGCCGATACTCGACCATCACATCGGTTAGTTGGAAGTTCATATCATCTTGAACGCGAATGGCGGCTTCTTTTTTCTCTGGGGTTTCCTTGCCTATGATCTGGGTCTTAACAGGACCTTTGGCTGGGAAGGTCTCCATGATTGTCTCGGCTTGGAACTTAACCAGCGCCTCACTTAGTAGCGGGTGATGTACACCGCAAGCGCCGGGCCACGGTTCTGTCCGGTCTTCAATCTTCATACCTAACAACTCTAGGCCATCTACGTATGTCTGCATCCAGTCTTTGCGACTCGATGTATCTTCTTCAAACTCGCCAATCAAGTCGTTACATAACTGAGTTAACTCGTCCTCGTCCATCTCTTCAGCGAGGTTGGCGTTAAAGTCGTCCTCAACTTCTACTTCTTCGATCTCTAGTATGGGCTTACCGTCGATGCCAATACGCACAGCCTCGGGATCCTCGATCTCTATCTCAAGAGCAGGCTCATCCATCATCTCTTCGAGATCTAGTCCTAGCGGGGCTTGCCCTAGTGCTTTGTCAATTGCCATAGTTTGTCCTTAGTAGTAACCCTCAAACTTGCGCCGGAATGAAGGTAATTCATCTTCTTCGTCTAACAGGGTACGAATATACCCACCCTTGCGGAATCTCATCAACGCGAGGGATACAGAGTCAACATAGTCATCATGCTCTCCAGCCGGAAAAGATGCAACCTCCTCGATCACTTCCTCCGCCCAGTGTGTGTTCGGTGCCCACACTCTACCACTAGCAAATATATCTGACACGGCGTTAAGTCTTGAAATTTTATCGTTACCCTTGCTCGGCGTGAACTCCTGAACGGGGATTCCCATTGCCCGCATTTCGTATATCAGGGGCGCCCCAGAAGCCTTTTTCTCAATAATCACGCTGTCTGGCTCCCACTCTTTATATTGGTCAATGGCCTCTTGCTTAAGCCTTGGGAACTCCATTCGCTCCCGAAAAGCGTTCAAAAGTATGATGTTTGCCTGTGGAAGTCCCGTCGCATCCGGGTGATAAAACACCCCCCAGTGGGTCAAAGCGCTGTAGTCAGCCCGGTTGTTTTTCTCAAACGCCGTATCCCACGACATCAGCGTAAATTCACAGTTTGGCGCCTCGTCATCTTCCCAGATCTGCCACCATTCGCGTTTTACAATGGCTGTGGAGTCGCTTGTGGGCTGTTGTTGGTACTGTGCCATCCACTTTGAGTGGGGCAACTCTTTTTGAAGCGCTTCTAACTCCATGCGGGGCCAGAACTGAGGCCACAAGGGCTTACCGCTAGGTAAAAGGGCAGGAAACTCAATGACTTCCCACTCCTCACCCGACCTTTGACTTGCCGCCTTGAGCACCTGACCCGTCAAATCCTTCTTACTCCACCGGGTCATCACAACTATGATGGCGCCTCCCGGCTGTAGACGCTGCCGTGGGCCTGATGTGTACCACTCGTAGGTCTTATCGTAGATCTCCGGGTTTACTTCTGCCTGCGCAGCCTCTTGCTCAGAGTGCGGATCGTCGATAATAAGAATGTCGGCACCTTTACCCGTAACAGCACCGCCGACACCGATAGCAAAATAGTCTCCACCCTTGTTAGTCGCCCACCTGCCAGCAGCTTTAGAGTCCGTTTGTAGACCAACCCCCGGGAAAATGTCTCTATAAACGTCCTGATCGACAAGATTTCGCACCTTTCGTCCAAAACCCACGGCAAGTTCTGCCGTATGGCTGGTCTGAATGACCTTTTTGTTAGGGAATTTACCTAAAAACCAAGCCGGAAGCAGGTATGAGGCGAATTCTGACTTCGTATGACGGGGTGGCATGTTAATAATCAGCCGTTTTACTTTACCTTCAGCCACCCGTTCGAACGCTTCAGCCATCTTGACGTGGTGTGCCCCATTAATAAAGGCAGGCCAGACCTTTCGCACGAACGCCATGAAGGACTTCTGTGCCTGTTCCGCACTTTTGCGCTCTTCTAACTCCTCAACCAACTCAAAAATCTTGGCTTTTACATTCAGAGGTAGCTGATCTAGCTGGGCTTTGTTATTGAGGAGTGCTTGCAGGCGGTTCTGGCTCACCCGTTTCCTCCTTCTTTAGCCCAAGTTCGGCGTCTAAGTCTATATTCTCAAGGTCAATGACTTCACTCACCTCAACATCTTGTATGTCATTCTTTACCGCTTGTTCCACAGGACCCATGTAGCGCTCCAACAAAGAGCCAAGCTCCTTCTCAATCTCTTCCATAGGCTTTTGTTTCACGGTCACTTCAAGCTGGTCAGTAAATAGCTGTACCCCTTTACGTTTACCAAGCAGTTCCAGCGCCTTGAGCCTAACCTTGGGGTCTTCGTTTTCCGTTTCCTCTAACAACTTATTGGTTACTAGGTTTTGGATTTTACGATTGGCTTCTAAGAACTCGTGGTCGTAGTGGTCTAGCAGGGCCTCCAGTTTTAGGATGGCACCCGGAGCGATCTTGGCAGGGACAAACTTTTCAGAAGCAATAATCTGGTGGGCTACTATGGAATCCTCTTCGCTCACCTCAACATCTGCGCCGGAATTAATCAGGTCCAAGATGGACTCGCAGGCAGCTTTGGCCCGCTCACGAAAACCTTCTGCCTCCTCTGGCGTAACGTCAAAGGGCAGTGGTATTCCTACTTCAGGTGTTATGACTATGGGCATGTAATGGTGCGGTTTGTGGCTCCAAGTTGTGCCGAACTTACTAGATAAATTTTATTTTGTCAAGAGGTGTGGGGGACTTGGAAAACCTCTAATCGTCAAAGAGGCGCCCCCACGCAATCAGTATACGCCAGCCGCCAAAACCTTCCAGTTTTTTACTAAAAGTTCTAACTCTTCAATGCTTGCGTCCGCTTTCAAGCTGTTGGCTCTAAAAGATAAAATTTGCACGTTACCCGGCACGTACCCTTTAGTGGGGTCTATTTTGTCTAAAGACGCATAGTTTTGTGGGGTTGGTCCGGTAAAAGGGGCGTAGGCAAGTTCAATCCCAAGAAGTGGGCAGTGGGTAACAAGCAGAGATTTATAGTATTCAATCGAAAGTTCACGTCGGGCAACCGCAGTTCTTGACTTATTTTTTGACCTAACAATCCAACGCTCCTCCACAGTCTTGGGCTTAAACACTTCCCGTTTTGGTTTTAGCGGGCCAACAAACTCTGGGTATTTTCTTGGTCGTCCGCGTTTCCCTTTTGGTTTTTTAGACCTTGCTATTTCTTTTTGTACTTTACTACATTTAACGCATCCGTTGTTCCGCACAAAACGCTCTCCGGGATGACCATTTACGCAAGGAGTACCAAGGTACCTACTTAATCCAAGCGCCTTTGCTTCTAATCGGGGGGTGGTCTTCATGAGTTAATTATAGCAAAAAATATATAGGGGGTGGGGGGTGCGAATTCAAAAAGACAAGGGGGGTGTTTTCCATATATGAGATACGCGTTTTACTTTTACATTGAAGTTGGGGGAGGGGGTATCCAATGTGCAAAACACGCAGTACAGGGGCGGGCGGGTCCCATATATGCCATTTGGGGGGATGGGGTACGGTGGGGTCGCGGCGGCTCAAGTCGGACATGAGCGGGCCATATCTCTTAAACCTATGCTATAGTTTCACTACTGCATCAATTCCGATGCAGATATATAGGAGATGTGAAAATGACTACTAAGAAAACAGTTAAAGCAGTAAAGCCCGCAGTTAAGCCTTATGTCGCAACGCCTACCCATATCAAGTTAGCAACGGCTTGCGGCGAAGCGTTAAATACTGCGGGATCCGCGAAAGCCCGCGCTGATCAATCAGCGGCGAAGTTGCACAAAGCGGGCGCAGTAGTGGGCGCCAAGGGTAAATGCCCGCTTGCAATTGCATTCATTGATGCTCGATTCCCTAAAGGTTTAAATGCTAAGAGGGAGCCGGTTAGCCCGGGCACTATCGATACGGTACTTGGCGAATTCCGCAAGGCCGTGAAAACGGGCAACGGGTACGATGAGAATTCAGGCCGCGCAACGGGTAAGGCCAAGGGCAAGAAAACGGGCGCGAAAGCGGGAGGATCGGGAAATATTCTGATCAGTATCAGTAAGGCCGCGAAGCCCGAAAAGGCCGTTGAATCCCTGCTAAAAGGTTTCAATGCAATGAAAGAGACTGATTCACTTGGCGGGTTAGCGGCCTTCTTGATTGACGCGCTTGATGACGCGAAAGCGAAGAAATTTAACCCACTCGCCAAATAACCAGCACCACTTCAGACCCCGCTTCGGCGGGGTTTTTTTTCGCCCAAAATTTGGGAACTGGTGTCATCTCGGTAAGTGAGGGTGGGCGCGGTTGGTGAGTGCGTGCGTGGCAACGCGTTGGTGCGTGTGCGGGGGCGCGAAGGGGCAACTGGTCTCCTCTCTGTGGGCGATCCTCAAGTCAGACTTGAGTTTTACTTTGCATGGGCAGGAAAAGGCAGATACTACTTTGTACTATAAGTAATTTTTTCGTGGAACAGCCGAATGGCGTCTGCAAGCCATTGTTCCAAACTTTGTACCAAATGTTCTTCTGCAAGAGTACAGGCTAAGTTATTGATTCTGTTCTTCTTTCTTTCTTTTTATATATATTTGTTCCTTAAAAAATAATAGCCACACCTTCCCCAAAATCACAATGTGTTTTACTTTTACTTTCGACACCTTTTTTTACTCAGGCAAAGACCTTCTCCGCAGGTGCATGTTTTATCGTGGAACAAAAGAACAAAACTCATTAACTCACCCATCTCATTGATCTAAAAGGTAAATCCCCCGTTCAAAACTTTGGAACAATTAAGAACAAATAAGGCATTTCTTGGAACAAACCCCCAAAGTAAAAGAAATAATTAAAAAATCGGGTTCGTTAAGGTGTGTTGGCGAATGTAAAACAAGTGCTGAAAGTAAAGAAAAAGGCTTGACACACATACTAAATCTATTATATAATAGCAGTATCAGTCGGAATTCACCCCGACTTCGCTCTTTAACAACCCGTCAAATGCTTGGCTATCCCGACACCCATTCCTCAAGTCCGACTTGAGTTCTCGTGGGTTAGGTTTAACTGCCAAGTGCAGAGTAGGCGTAGGGCGTCTGTGTGTTATTGGCACGGAGTCAAGATTCTATGTAGGTCACGGGCACGCTGTGTCGCGTGGTCGGTATGTGTAGTAGATGTGCGGAGGGGTAATTCCCCGTAACCACTAATACTGCGGTTCACACTATCCCAATCAAGAACACCCCATATCGAACGGCATTTAATCAGAGATTCTCCATCCCCACACAGACCACCCCGAGCAGTATCTCTGCGGTGTATTAGTTAGTTGAGGGTTTTGTTTTGTCGAGTCAGACCCTTTTGCCACGCTATCTAATACACCCCGCCCCGAACACCACACAGGACTGCACTTAAAGCAGAGGGGCAAGCCGTGGATACGGCGCGATGGGTTTTCTCAAGTCCGACTTGAGTTTGGTTTGAGAGAGTTCATCGTTGCGTATCTATCAACAACTTTTGGAGAGTGAAAATGACAACAAAGACTTGGCAAGAAACCCTTGCATCAATCAAACCCCAAGTACGGGTAGTACCCAAAGTAAAAGTAATGCGCAAGAAGTCGTGGCGCAGGGATGACTTCACCTACGAAGTCGAGTTCGTAAAGCCCACATGGGAAAGCCTGAGCCTGAGAGATCGGGTTCAGTTCGTTGATTGTTTTGTAAGGAGTGTATGATATGGGTACTAGATATTTGAATTGTCATTGGTGTGGCTCGGATATTGAGCCACCTCAGCGTCAGACTGTAAGTTCTTTGTGTGTGTTTTGTGGGGAGGAATCTGCAAGGCAAGAGCGGAGCAGTTGGTGTGTGGCTCCCATGCACAAGAGTAACTATATGCTCTTCACAAACAAGACCGATCTCAAAGGTATCAACAACAAAGGAGGGTTAGTCAAATGAAAATCAATCCAACAAGTCCAGTCCCGTATGAATTACCACGCAAACCCAATGTAAATCTCAAGTCCGACTTGAGGTTGTTCGATGCCAATGGCGAGGTGCGGGTGGGTGACATAGTGCATTTCAACAAGAAGCCATGCTTTGTCGAGCGGATTGGGGAGTTAGTGACCATCGTCACGATGAATGAACGCAAGTATTCCTTTTGCGTGCTACCCCACCAGATCAGTTGTGTTTTACAGAGAGAGGAGAAGAAATGAGTGAGGTTGCTGAGTTCTTAAGAGCATTGAACGGTGCGTTAGGGCTGATAGCCATAGCGTTTTGTGTTTACTTCTTGGCATGCATGATTATTGGGAGGGGTGACAAATGAAAACTAATTGGTGGATTGAATCGGGGGCTGCTGCTCAGGCTGCTCAGGAGTTGATGTGGTTCGTGGTGCTTGTAGTTGTGGGCATCGGTGTAGTGATTTGGTTTGATATGCGTAACGATAAGTAAACCCAACAGGAGAGTGAAAATGACAGTCGATCTTTATAAGTGGTATGCAGACAGATACAACGACACCAAGCCCATCCGTGGGCGTGCCGAGGATGTAAGACCAATCGGTAGGCGTAACCGTGATTGGGAGTTGCTTGTAAAAGAGGATCGTGCCGATGGCACATGGTACGGTGCGTTGCTCTATCGTACAAAGGTTGTGATGTGCGGACCGAACGGGGAGTTGGAGTTGAATGTAGACTCGTGGCCTACTCCAAAGACTGCGGACTTCATGACAAATTACAGCCCGTTCAGAGCGTCTAAGACTCAGAACAATATATGGGTGAGCGTGCAAGGGGCGGGGAATGTACCGATCCTGCGTAACACAATCGTGAAGTTCAAACTTATTGACGATGCTTGGCAACCTGCCGAGCCTGTAAAACTCAAGCAGAAAGTTGTTGATAGGAAAGCATCTAATGCGGTGCGTGCCACGGTGAAAGGGTTCGTGGACTATGCGACAACCATGCTCAAGTTATCCGATGGGTGGGTGCGTGCTGATACCGTAGCCCAATGGCGCACATTGCATGAGGAAAATGGAAATGGGTGGGGGGTATGGAAAAGTTATAAGTTCGACTTTGGATTTGACCCCGAGATGATCTCCATACTTGAAGGTGTGCGTGCTAGTCGGTGGATGAAAACTCAACCCGATAAGTATGCGGTACACATGGAGAAGTGTCGTGCCGTGCTGAAGATGTTAAGCGTTGAAGACATATCAGTTTGGGATCGGGCCATGCATTGCATCCTACGCAAAACTAAAGAGCAACAGTACAACATGGTGTCACTCATTAAATACATGAGTGGGCAAGATAGTCAATGGGAACGGACATTGGAGTTGCGTGAATATCAGTACGCGACAGACTCTATCCGCAAGTTCGTAGACAAGTTGATTCGTGAGTTGGATGAGGTGCATAAGGTTCGTGAGGTGGAGGGGGGTTGCATTAGAGATAATCTTGTTATATAATAGAGGTATTCAGTTGTAGTAATGTGTAGTGAAATCCTCAAGTCAGACTTGAGATTCTTAATTAAAACAGGAGAGTGAAATGGCAACAATAAATCTAGGTAGTTCCGTATCGTTGAAGCAGTTCGCAGATGCAATCGCAACGGTGGGTGATCAGGTCACGATCATCGGTCAAGGCGAGCCGGGCATTGGCAAGTCATCAATGCTTAAGGTGTTGGCACAAAGGTTCCCTGAGTATGCGACTGCGTATATCGACTGCACCTTGTTGGACTTGGGTGACTTTGCCCTGCCCTATACGGTGGAGGAGAATGGCATCCGCGTGACTAGGTTCGCACCAAATGCACGGTTCCAATTGCAAGCAGACAAGCCCGTGATCGTTATGCTTGATGAGATCGGCAAGGCAATGAAGGCGGTCAAGAATGTGCTACTGACTCTGATGCTAGAGCAACGCATTGGTGATATGACTCTGCCCAAGGGATCTATCGTGTTCGGTACGACTAACCTTGCATCGGATGGGGTGGGTGACTCACTCGAAGCCCATGCTCGTAACCGTGTATGTTTTACTACGGTGTGCAAACCACACGCAGGGTTTAATGCAGACGGTTCGCTTGATGCAGACTCGTGGGGTATGTGGGCTATCAACAATGACATTGATCCAATCGTTGTGGCATGGGTCAAGCAGAATCCACATTGCCTTGAGAGTTACAACGATCCGGCGCAACGTGATAACAACCTAATCTTTCAACCGACTAAGCCACA